ATGATATGACTCAGAATATCGTTATCAATTTTTTGGAAGATTTAAAACACGAGGGTTTCCAAATAGAAAGTAAAAGAATGATGGGTGATATAAGATTCTTAACAGATGTCATAAAGTGTATCATTATGGGCGAAGTAGGATATAAACATCCATTAAGAGAAGCAGTTAATAAGTACATAAAGGACTTAGAGGGAAGTAATGATAATAGTTGATATGAATCAGATTTGTTTGGCATCAGTTATGATGTCTCAACAAATGTCGAATAGTAATGATGTAGATGATAAGATGATTCGTCACATGATACTGAACTCAATACGATTGTATAGGGGTATGTTTAGTGAAGAGTTTGGTGAGATAGTTCTTACATATGATTCTAAACATTACTGGCGTAGAGATTACTTTGAACAGTATAAACATAATAGAAAAAAAGGTAGAGAAAAAGATAGTAAGGATTGGAACGCTATCTTTGAATGTCTAAATCAAATCAAATCAGAATTTAAAGAGAACCTACCATACAAAATGATTGAGGTGTATGGTGCAGAAGCAGATGATATAATTGCAACTCTTTGTAAACATTTCCAAGATGAAAAGATTATGATTGTAAGTGGTGATAAAGATTTTATACAACTACAGACATATCCAAATGTCAAACAGTATAGTCCTATCCTAAAGAAACATGTGAATGGTGAAGACCCAGAGACATATATAAAACAACACATATTAAAAGGTGATACAAGTGATGGCATACCAAATGTGTTATCGCCTGATCATACTTTTACAGAAGGATTGAGACAACGGCCTTTGACTAAAAAGAAGATTGAAACTTGGATGAATATGCATATTGATGATTTTGATGAAGAAGTCAAAAGAAACTATATTAGAAACGAAAAGTTAATTGACTTGAAAAAGATACCAGAGGTACTTGAAAAAGTTATCATGGTAGATTTTTGTGAAGCGCCTTGTGGTGATCGTTCAAAACTCTTTCCATACTTCACGGACAAGAGATTGAGAGAACTAACAGAACAAATAGGAGAGTTTTAATGGCTGATAATTATACATTACTTTATCATGAAATATTAGATAAGGTTCATAAAGCAAAATCTAAGGAACAGAAAGTATCTATCCTTAGACAATATAACACAGAGGGATTTAGAAAGATTATCAAAGCATCTTTTGATCCTAAAATAGAATGGGATATTCCAGAGGGCTCAGTTCCATATCGTGTAAACGAGGCGCCTGAAGGAACTGAACATACTAGACTTGCCACTGAGGCAAATAAGTTATGGCACTTCATCAAAGGTGCAGATAGAAATCTCAGTAAAACCAAAAGAGAAATGATGTTTATCCAAATGTTAGAGGGATTATGTCAAGGTGAAGCAGAGGTTTTAGTTACTACAAAAGATAAAAGACTACACCAAAGATATAAAGGTTTATCTCATGCAGTGGTAAAAGAGGCCTTTGATTGGGATGACAACTATATGATGATTGATGCATCATCACCTGCTGTCACTAGAGATAAACAAGGAAACCGAATCGCCGCAGATGATTCGTATCCCCAGATGCCTGGCAGTGCTTCTGGTGCCTAAAAAACGCTGTAATTCCAATGACTTATTAGGGGGGTTGACATTGCCCAAAAACTATGGTACTGTATATACATAATGAAGATGAGAGGTAAAAATGGGTAAAGTTAAAAGTTATATAATGGATGTTCAAGAAGTCGTTTGGGAGTTCTTTGACCAAGATGGTCTTTTGGTAGACCAAAATGCTACAACTACTGATGTTATCAATGCAGTAAAGAAAGCATTTCCTAATTCAACAATGGCTGTTGAGATTGCAGAACAAGAGATTTTTGATATTCAAACTGGCGACCATTTTAGTTAATAGGAGAGATTGTTATGTATAAAGTGAAAGTTGGTGATACAGTATACGGCAAGTTCGGTACTGCAAAGATTGAAAAGATTGAGTTGTGTGAAAAAGTCGGTGACAAAGAGGGTATCGCTGTCAATGAGATTTGGAACAACTTGGTTGAAAAGTGTGTATTTGATATGGACAATGGACATTTTGAATACGGAACAGATATAGATTATATTCCATACTAAACGGAGTTTGTCAAGTGGTTGACCAAGTAAAGTTATATAATGATGATATGTTTAATGTGTTTGATAAAATCAAACCACAAAGTATTGATTTATTACTTACAGATTTTCCATATGGAACTTTGAACAAAAGAAACACATGGGATACTATTATTGATTATGATGAATTTTGGAAATATGTTGATATAATATGTAAACCAAATTCAGCTATTATATCAACTGCACAACAACCATTCACAACAAAACTTATATCTACAAACTATGAAATGTTCAGATATTGTTTAGTCTGGGAAAAATCTAAAGCAACTGGTTATCTTAATTCTAAAAAAATGCCTTTAAAAGCACATGAGGATATAGTTGTGTTTTACAAAAAATTATGTAAATATAATCCACAAATGACTAAAGGTGAACCATACGATAAAGGCACAGCAGTAAGAGATACAGAATCTTATGGTAAACAAACAAAAGCTGTCCATGTAAAAAATGAAGATGGTTTAAGGTATCCTCGTAGTGTTATCTATTTTAAAACAGCTGAATCAGAGGGTAAATTACATCCAACACAAAAACCTATATCACTTATGGAGTATCTTGTAAAAACATATAGTGATGAAAATGATGTAGTTCTTGACCCATGTATGGGTAGTGGTACAACTGGAGTTGCTTGTAAGAATACAAACAGAAAATTTATTGGTATAGAAAGAGATAAAAAATATTTTAATACTGCTAAAGAAAGATTATCAACAAAAGACTTGACATTGTTCTTTGAACATGGTATAGTATAAACATAATGAAGATGAGAGGTTATTATGAAAACTTGGATTGCATTTAGTTTAATTGTTGTTTGTATTATGGTTGTGGGTTACATAGAAGACCCATGTGCAACAGAAGGTTTGATGAAAGGTTGTATGGACTAATGGTTTCTGATGCTCTCGCCTCTCAAATCTCATCATCAAAAGAGGGCATGCAGACGGCGACACAATCAATATATGATGAGATAAGTGAAAAAGATTGTGTCGCCAACTTTAATTTTAATAAATAGTAGATATTGTTATGGATAAATTTGTTATTGTAAATGGTGGAACTCAGAAGCAGAGATGGTTAGTTGAAGATATTGCATGGTGGTTTTGTGCCAAGTATTTTAAAAGATTCAAGTCTTTTAACATTGAAATAGATCTCACGAAAATGAAAGATGATGTGAACGGATGGTGTTATCATGTGGATGGTAATGCTTGTCATATTGAGATCGATAAAAGACAAAAAGGTGATGACTTTATTACTTGTGTACTACATGAATTAGTTCATGTGAAACAATTCTTGAAAAGAGAATTGGTGGATACCAATGGTTTAGAATCAAAGTGGAAAGGTGAAGCATACCTTTACATAGATTATTACAATCTACCTTGGGAAAAAGAAGCATACCACTTGCAAGAAGTTTTACTAAAGGAGTACAAGAATGAGTGTCACAATGCTTAGTGCGGCTCTACTATGTTTATCCATGAATGTATTTCACGAAGCAAAAAATCAAAGTGTAGAAGGACAGATTGCAGTAGCAGAAGTTGTTATGAATCGTGTCGCCGACACTAGATATCCAAATACAGTTTGCGAAGTAGTATATCAAGGCCCCACAAGAGAATCTTGGAAAACCAAGAAACAAAAAGATTTACCAAAATACAAAAGGACATATTATCCTATCAGAGACAGATGCCAATTTAGTTGGTATTGTGATGGCAAGTCAGATGAAATCCCTAAATATGACCATAATGCATGGCAGATTGCAACATGGGTTGCAAACGGAGTGTTACATGGTAAGTTAAAACCTATAACTAAAGGTGCAACACATTATCATGCAGATTATGTATTGCCTGAATGGGCTGAAACAAAAACAAAAACAAAGGTGATAGGGAATCATATTTTCTATCGGTGGGAGAAATGACATGTTAGAAACACTTATAGTGTCAGTGATGGGTTCGTTCATATACGATAACATCACTTTTTTTAAAACAGCAAATAAACAATATGAACAAGGTTATAGATGGGAATATGATTGGAAAGATAGAAATCAAGATGTTCCAGCAATACCTTTGCAATATGAAGATGGTTCAGAAAAGGTGATATGGGTACTTAAAAAGTAATGATTGAATTTGATTATGATTTAGATTATAAAAATACTTTATTTAAACCGAATGATCCTAGATATAGGATTGGTCGTGGTGAGCAAGGTGTGCTACTAGTTAGACCATATACAGATGTTATATGTAAACACTGGCGATTTAAAACACCTAAAATTGCACAAGAAAGTGCTGTAAAAATATACAATCTTTATAATAGTTATAAAGAGAAAAAAGATTTTGTAGGTATGGATATGTGTCGTAAATTTTTAG